GCTTCGGTCGGCGTCAGCTCGCGGTCTGCGATGAGAGAGGGTGTCACCGCATCGAAAGAGCCGTCGTGAATCTTCAGCCGTAGCTCGGCTCCGGTGAACTTCGCGAAGCCGGATGACGTGGTGTCCGTGCCGACGTACCAAGGATCGGTGCTCGTGATCCAGTTCACGACGGCAGTAGATGACGCCCCTACCAACGTGCCGGCCGAGTCCAAAACGCTCATCGTGTACGTCCGCGTTGCGTAGGTCGTACACGTCAGCGATATGTGGCGATAGTAGTTGGTCGGTGCGCTCGCGTAGTTGCCTGCACCGTCGTTCACCGTGAAAGTACGCAACGCTCCGGCGGTCGCGTCGTAGGCGATGATCTTCCATCCGCCGTTGTTCGAGTTCAGGGTCGGATCGTAGGAAAGGCGGAAGAAGCGGGACGCCCCTGTGCCTGTCCCCTTGGACAGCAGCACGACTTCGGATGCCGGGAACTCGCGCAGAACAACATCGAAGCTCACCAACTGCGCGGTTGAACCAGGAGCGTAGGCAGTCTGATGAGGGATCTTGATGTAGTCGTCCACCCCATCGAAACGGACGGAGCAGTCCCGCAGCATCTCGGAATGGACCCGCGAGAATCCAGCCCGCTTGGAGATCGTGCGTTCTGCGAACTCGACGTTGCGGAGGTCGGGAGACTCGTACCGCTTCAAGTGCAACGGCACGGAGCGATCGGACAGCCCGGCGAAGGCGTCATACCGAGTGTGGTACGGCTTGCTGCTCATTCCGCTGCCGCCCATCCAGAGTCGGAGGTTCGTGGGCCGAACGCACGCGACATGGACGGGAGGCCGGAACGCTTCTCGTAGCTTTCGCCGATGATGGCGTGAGACGAGTTCCGCAGGTGCCGGAGTCCGTCACGGTATCGCGCTTCACTCACGGCAAGCTGGTCTTGCCCAAGGTACTGCGGGAACTTCACCATCGCTCCGTTGACGAGCAGGTCTACGAACTCATCCGCCCATCGCTCGTCCACAAGCGCCGCTTCCGAGATGTCGGCGATCGGCTTGGGTCGAGAGCTGTAGGTGTAGGTGAGATCGTATTCGTCGTCGGGAGTCGGGAACAGGCGGAGGATCTTGGCTCCGCTCCACGTGGAACCATCGAACATTGCCTTGCCGCGAAGGGTGTAGATGCAAGGTCGTCCGGTGTTCTCCGCGTCGTCGCCTTCGTTGTCGTCCCAGTCCTGTTGCGTCACGAAGCGCAGCGTCTCACGGCGGTCGGTGGCGAACTTCAAGGACGGCTCGACCATCTTCGAGAAGTCGGTCGGCAGGTCGTAGTCCTGCTGGTCGGCGACGGTTGAAAACGACCCTTCAACAAGGAAGTCCGAATGAACGTACTGCCGCCACATCTCGTTCTGGGCATCCGACAGAGCCCACTGAATCTGCTCGCGCAGAATCGTCTCGTTGGTGGCGTAGTCTCCCCGCAAGGCGTAAGCAACCCTGTTGATGAGGGTCGAAATCTTCAGCGGGGATGACATGGTCAATCATCCCCGGAGTCGTTGGGGAAGTCGAAGGTCAAGCCAGTGTTGATGGCGTAGCCTCCGTGGCTCGGTCGCTGGTTGTGCTGTTGGCGCAGGGCGGCATCACGAACCGGGCGGTAGTAGATCGGAGGCGCTTCCTTGCACTTCGCGATGAAGTCTGGAGGAAGTGCGCTCTTTCCGACGACTGCCACGAAGGAACGGGCCAGCGAGACGCCTCGCTCGTGCGAGTAGCGACAGATGTTCTCGACGGTCTTCCGGTTCAGGTAGCCGTTCAGCGGCCATCCGGCGACAGGGTCCACCTTGATCGCGTATCGCTGCTTGCGGTCTTCGTGACGTCCGTAGGTGGCCTGAGCCTGTGTGAGCCCGCCGCCGATGTTGTCGAAGTAGAACAACCAGTTGTCCATCGGGGCGTAGGCATCGTCAGCACGCTCGTCCCACGGCATCGGAAGATACTCCCGCTTGGCGGGGTCCTCCACGTGGCGGTATCCCTGGTTCTTGTCCACCGCCTTGGCGGTTGAGACTGCGTTCATGGTCACTCCCACTTGTAGATCCCCAATCTGAACATCGCACGGTCAAACTTGTAGCGGACCCATTCGCTGAAGCGGACTTTGGCGGTCAAGATACCGTCCTTGTTCCGGTTGTACGCGATGGACTTTGTTTTCAGATCCCCGCAGCAACGATTCCCGATCGGTTCGCCGCTACGAGGGTGAAGATGGACGGCGAGCCGGAACGTGCCGCACCCGTAGCATCGGACGTAATCCTTGATGCTCGGCAGGCGCGTCTTCGTTCCGGTCCCGGTGATCATGGTCAGAGAGCGCGGACGAACACGCGCTTGTAGGCCGTGGTCGCGGTGTTGGCTTCAAGAGCAACCGCGCTGTAGTGGACGCCGATCGTGCAGGACGCGGCAGCAGCAGCGATGATGAACACTCCGTCCGTTGTGGACATCGTGAGTGAATCGTTTGCCGCTACGTCGGTGGTGTCGCCATCGACTCGTGCCAACGCGATCCCGTAGGCGATGACATGCACGATGTCGTTCGCCAAGGCGTTCTTGCCGCCGGTTGAGGTGTTGAGAGCGCCATTCCCGCCGGGCTTCGTCCCGTCGTAGACGCCAAGGAACAGGTGATCCGAGGCCGTGGTCGCGACGTTCGTGACCGTGACCTGGTACTTGCTCTCGATGTTGGTGAGGGCGCTGATGCGAACACAGTCTCCGTCGGTGAGAGCCACCGCGGTCTTGTATTGGCACCAGACGTTCTCGGCGAAGTTGCCGACTCCTTCATCGACGCTCAGGCCGGTTCGTTCGGTGATGATCATGGTTGCTTGCTCCTTGGCTCAATTGTCGGCGTAGCCGGTACCATTGAAGCGCGGGTTGATGCAGTAGAAGCCGCAACGCAGCACGAGCCACCGGACAGCAGCCAGCGAGTCCTTGGAAGGACGAGGGCTGAGCAGCTTGAAGTCGGCTCGCGGATCGACGACGAACTTCCACGTCGAGGTGTTGAGGAAGTAGTAGCGTTCGTAGCCGTTCTTGGCTCCACCGGCCACGGTCGCTCCCTGGGTTGCAGCGCGATCGTCCATGATCACGGAGCATCCGTTGAACTTGATGTTCGCGAGGCCGAGGTCGATGTCGCCGATGCGGGCAACATCACGCTGGAGGAAGGTCTTCTCCATGCCGGCGAGCTGGAGATCGCCGTAGTAGCCGCGAGACATGAAGCAGACGTTGGGAGCGGAAAGCCCGACTTGGCAGAAGTTGTAGGTGTCGAGGAACGCCTTCATGCCATCATTCGGAACACCGGACGAGTACCCGATGTGAGCGGTGGCGTCTCCGATCCAGTCGTGTGCGTTGATGGAGACGTGCTCGAAGCCGGTTCCACCAGTGGTTGCCGTGTGCGCGACGCGGGTGATGCCAGCGATGACGTTGGCCGACTGCTTCGCCTGCCACGGAGCGGTGAGGCGAGTGTAGGCGTCGGTGGCCGTGCCAACGGAGTCGTTGTCCGTGGCCTTCAGCCACTGCTCCAGGCCGAGGATGCGCCGGGAGTCGGTGTCCTGGCCGAGGTGCATGTCGCGATCGAGTTCGTCGCGGAAGGTCATCAGAAGCTGGTCGAGGTCGAAGCCGGCTCGATCGAGCTGCGCTCCGGTTCCTTCGTCCATCTCCGAAGTCCACGACTTCATCAGCGGCATTGCGTAGTGGACGCGGGTGACGAGTCCAGCGTGCGGCCCCTGGTTGGAAACCGGCACGAGGGTGTCGTAGTCGTCGAACGGGGTGAATCCGCCAGCGCGGGTGTCCATCCACGGGATGGTGATGTTCTTGCCGAGTTGCTTGGTCTCTCGGCAGACACGGTTCATCACATGGAGAACCGGGGCGGGGCCAAAGATCAGGTCCTGGACCTTTTGTGCCAGGAGCTGATCGGCGTTGAACGCAACGCCTTTGTAGGTACTGGGTGAACGAGTTGCCGTTGCCATCTATTGGTCATCCTTGACCAAAGAGATATTCGAGGGTTTCCTTCGCAACCTGCTCGCGGTTTCTGCCTTGCTGTTTCGCGAGTTGGTTCACGAGTCCATCGAGGCTGGCGCCCTTGTAGGTGATCTGTCTTGGTCCCGGCGAGGGCACACCGGATCGGACAGTTTGCGACGCCAGCGCGGCGGCGAGCGTGTTCCCGTTGGCGGGTGTCCCGTTTCTGGCGGGGGCCGCTGCCTTCGCAGGCGGGGAGGTCTCGGTCTGCTGGTTTGCTTGCGTTGGCGACAGCACGCGCAGGGCGAGTTGGATGCGCTCCTGCGGCGTCTTGTCGGCCATGAAATTGGGGTTCTGCTGGAAGAAGGAGATCACTTCCGCCTTCGCGTTGCCGGCTTCTGGATTCCCAGCGGCGGCACGCTCGTACTGAAGCTCGGCCAGTTGGGCCTTCACCTCGCGAAGCTCGCGCAGCGCCGGCTCCAAGACCGGGAACAGCTTCTCGGCCACGGCGCGCATCGCGCCTTCCTTGATCTGAAGCTGGCTCTTGGCGTCAAACTCCTCGAATCCCGACTCCTCGTAGAACGCCTGCGGCTTTTGCGGTTCCGAAGGACGAATCCCAGGCTGCCCGCCTTGCAACGCCTGAATGGCGGCAAGCATCTGCGGGTTGCTGAGAATCTGGTCCGCAAGCTTTGCCTTGGCGGAAAGTTCCTGGTTCTTCTGGGTCCACTGGGCCTGGAAAGCCTTGGACTTTTCCTCGGTCTGGGCAGCCGCCTTGGCGTCGATCAACGCCTGAATCTCGGGCGTGATCTCGATCTCGGCCGGTGGCGTACCTTCCGCTTGAGTCTCGGAAGCATCCTGCGGATTCTGGGAGTCAGAACCGAACATGGACGAAACCGACTCGTCCGCAGGATTCTGCGTCGCCGCGTCCTCGGCGATCGCTGAGTTGATCTCTTGCTCGGTCAAGTGAGGCTCACTTCATGTGGTTGCGCGACTCGTCGGACTTCACCTCACCCGCCGAGTGATCCGGGCGGAAGTTACCCGATCCCTCCTGGAAGGTGTCCAGCGTGGTCGTGACCTTGTTCACGATCCTGGAGTCCATCGAGTCTCCGGTCATCTCATTGATCATCGAACATCTCCTCAAACTCGTCTTCGTTCAGGCGCATGACTGGACCAGCGGGCCGGAACTCCCGGCCATGCTCCTGTCGGTATTTCTCGTTCGCGATGTCGATTCCGGTCTTCGGATTTGAGTCGAAGTCCAGCTGGTGATGGCCGGTTTCCTTCAAGCACCGCTCTAAGTCCTTGCGGTTTCCGAAGGAAGCAGGACCTTCGTAGCCCGGTGCAACAGTAACCCACGGATGGTTATTCTGCGAGCACCATTCTTTCGCTTCTGGGCCACTCAGGTCAGGGATGTAACCGGGATCGCCGATGTCATCGAACTTGGATTCGTTGTAGTGGTTGAAGCGCGCCCGCCCGCTCCCGAAGGTGGAAGCAGTACCGAGGTACGCCGGGGCGCGGTCCAGCTTGGGCTCGGGCGGTGGTCCGTAGCACTTGACCCATCGCCCGGTTCCGAGCTTCTTCCATCCATTCGCGTGAGAGATCGCCTCGCGTTCCTCGATCGGCATGCACGCGAGTTCCCACGAACTGCGGATGCGCGGCCCGGTATCGTAGACGGGCTCGGCCTTGGGGTCGTAACGGTCTACGATGGCGGCGGTAGCGGCTGCGCGTTGCAGCTTCACGGTGTCCTGCCAGAACTCAGATCGTTCCGCCCAGAACTTTCGCGCCCATCTTTCCCGACGACTCGCCATCACCCTGCCTGCCTCGGCTGAGATCCTACGCCGCGCATCTGACTCTGGCCACCACCACCGGGGCCACCTTGCTGAAGCATCTGCGCGGCTTGCATCTGCGCTACGAGCTGCTGGAAAGCAGCCTCGTCCGTGGTCACCATGAAGCTCTCGCCGGTCACTCCGGCGATGCTCCTGGCGAGGTTTCGCTGTAGTGCGATCCAATTCGTGTTCATCGCCATGTACGGGTTTGCCCCTGCGATCTGGGCATACGCCATGGCGTTCTGGAAGTCGGAGACTTCGTTCCTCGGCCGCATCGACCCCTTGTGGATGTGCAGCCCCATCCCGGCTTGGACGTCGCCCTCGGTGTAGGGTGACCCGACTTCCGGCCACGCTTCGGCAGCCTCGTTGCCGGCAATCCTGAGCATCCGTTCCTTGCCGTAGAACTGGCCCATGTGGCCCAGCCGATTCCGAGCGATGGCCTGGACGAACATCTCCAAGGCGCGCTCGACGTGGCTCATGGCCATTGCGGCGTTCTGCGAAATCTCCGCAACCTCACGAGCGGAAGTGTCCGACTTCATCGCTTGAAGTTGCTGGTTCGCGCCCATCCCGATGCCACGCTCCATCTCGGCCTTGAGCAGAGCGTAGGTGTTCAGCGCCTCCGGGCTCTCGCTCGGGCGCTGCGGGTCGTAGAACAAGTCCGCAAGTCGCTGGGACAAGTCGGGAAGGTCAACGCCGACGAATCGCGGCGGGCTGCCCTGCGTCATCGCCTTCAGCAGTTCCGCCGCTATCGCATCCTTGCGGAAGAACGTAGTGTGCTGGTTGTTCGCGATGTGGCCTTCCATGATCTTCGTCATGAGGCCAGTCAGCGCACGGTACATGTCCTCGAACACCAACGGCTGCGGCATCCCAAACGGAGACTTGCCGTCCGTGTTCCAAGCCAGCAAAGAGTACGGGTGACCGATCCACATCGGGGACCAGATGGATTCCAGCGCGTACTTGCAACCTTCCGCAAAGGTGACGCGACGCCAACGGGCATTCCCGTCTTCGTCGAACTCCTGGCAGAAAAGTTCGTGGATTTCGGCCACCTCGTAAGGAGCGAGAGAATCACCCCCTTCCGTCTGGTTTCGCCGGTAAGGCTGGACCATGGCAACGACTTCCGGGTTGAACCGGCGATCGTTCTTCAGGGCATCCATGCGAACGTAGACCGTGCGGCCGACCCACTGAGCATCTTCGATCCCGGTGCAGTCCGGGTCGATCATCCCGTAGCGGACAACGCGGGTGTTGATGCTGTCCGTGCGAACCAGCCGCGAGAGTTCCATCGTCGGCTTGGTCGTCGGCGTCGGAGCCAGCGATGCCTCGGCGACGGCTTGATTCAGGGCTTCTTCGCCGATCGCGCCGGCCATCGGATCTTCGGAAGTCTGCTTCCTGATCTTCGCCTTCCGATTGGACATGGCCAGCGCCTTGTCCTCAAACTCGGCATCGTAGGTCGTGATCGCGAGTGACCACCCATACTTGAACGCCTGCCGGTAGCACTCGGCGATCTGCGCCACCGTTGCCCGATCATGGGTCCACTCGTTGTTGAACCCTCGCTCAAGCGCCGGGACCTTCTCACGGTCGATCCCAGGGGTGAACCCGCGGAAGAGGAACTGCGGATGAACTCCGAGGAATCGCGCCTCCGAGTTGTGCATCACCTGGTAGATCAGGCTTGGCTCAAGCGCACCCTGGACGTTGATGCCGTCGTCTTCGCCAGTGCCGTACTTCTTCGTCCAGTAGCGATCATCCACGAGCTTCCGGTACCCAGCAAACTCGGCGTCTCGCTCACGGAAGTAGCGCACAAGCCGCTGGTACTTGTCGGCCTCAACCAGCGGATCGCCTTCTTCCTCGACCTCGGGATCGCCTTGCGTCAGCGATTCCTCGTAAGGCTCGGCGATATCCCCAGCGCCCCACGGCTGATGGTGGGGTTGCGCGCCCCTGGTTTCGAGCCCGCCGGGTGTTGAGTGGTTCATCGGAAGCGCATCATCTGCCCAGGACGGTACAACGAACTTCGCCTAACTATCAAGTCCTCATCTTCAAAATCGTCCCCCATCGGTATCCCAGCCTCCCGCATGACGAAGCCAGCCTGGTCATAGTTCACCCGCCGCTTCTCCTTCACTTCGGCCGGTTTCTCACGGGCTCCGAAGATGTAGATGTAGGACATCGCGTCAAGCTGGTCGTCCTTGTCCCCCTTCTTCCCAGTCCATCTGGTCATCTCCTGGACGAACTCATCCAGCCCCTCTAAGACATGGAATCCGTGCGCTTCCGTCACGGGTTGCATGGCGAGGATGCGGCTCATCTTGTTCTGGACCCAGGTGCTCTTGACGGGAGAGACGTTGTAGAACAACGCCGTGTCCATCATCTTGTCCTTGGCCCACGGGATGAGTTGGTGCTGGTAGTTGTTCACCTCCACGAACACCCGCCGCGGATTCCACTTCTTCACCTGCTTGCTGATGTCGTCCAGCAGTTGGTTTGCCGTCTGGTGCCCGCGTACCACGTCCAGCACCCAGACGTGGCCCCTGGCCGTGATCGCCGCCGTCACGATGGCACTCGGGTCGCCCGTCGTCTTCTCGCTACGGTTCGGGTCAACCGCCGTGAACACCACGTAAGGCTCCGCGATCGGCGGATGACCATCCGCGTTCAGCCGGAAGCGGATGATGTCCGAAAGCCGGAAGTAGGTGGTCCCCTCCGGCGTCGGATCGTTCTGGACGTGACAGCCCCAGCGATAGCTGCCCATGTCCACGCGGTCTTCCAGCAGTTGCGCCTTCGTGAACCGCGTCGGGAACGTCGCCTCACCGTTCACGTCCGGCTTGCCGTCCGCATTCTGTAGGCCAGCGCGGAAGAACATCCGCGATCGGCCGACGAACTGCCCGCGACCTTCGGAAGCCTCCACGAACTCCTGAGATGCGTCCTCGTGATGCCACCGCGTAGCGAACCAGAAGATCCTCAGCGTCGCCGGGTCCTGCCGCATCGCGATCTGGTTCTTGCGGAACTCGCGCACCTTCTCCCGCATCTCCGGCGTCGCCGAGTTCATCTCGTACACCACGTCGTCATCAAACTGCTTCGTGAAGTGGAAGCCCGTCACCGGCGCGTCAATCCCGCCGGCGCAAACACTCGGCACCTTGTTCTCCCACGAACGACGAAACGAAATCTGATCCGCCAACCACGTCGGCGCTTGCCGCTTGGGGTCTTCCCAGATCACATCCGGGAACAACCACCGCAGCATCTTGTTCTGCAAGCACGACTGCTTCATGTCCTTCAAGTAGTCAACCGCCATGTCCTTCTTGCCGTGCGTCAGCAGCAACCGCTCGTTCGGGTTCCGCAGCAACGACAAGAGCATGTAGTCCATCTCGACCGTCGTCTTGAAGAAGCCGCGAGGGACCAGCACCACCGTATACCGCTCCGGCCGTTCATCAGCCGCGTCCACAAACTCACAAAGCGGACGGTGCAGCGGCTCGTAGAAGTCCGATCGACCCATCACGTGCCGCGAGAAAAAGTAGAGATCCGTCAAGCACCTGCGCCGTAGCTCCAACCACTTCTGAGCATCAGCGTCCTTGATCCGATACTCCTCCACCAACGACGGGTGACACCGCTCCTCAAGCGTCCACCCAGCCTTCCCGAACTTCGGTACCTCAGCCGGCATCAACCACCCCCGCCTTGATCGCCAAGTGCGTGATCTCCGTCAACTCCGGGGCTCCAAAGCCCGGCTCGTTCTTCCTCCCCAGCGTCCCCCGCACATGCAACGTCGCCCGCCCCTGCATCGCCG